AACGTGCCTCCGCTCTCCATCTTTATATAGAGATCTCCATCAGATCCGAGGCTCGACGCTGGTGCGGAGGATCCGCAATAGATCGCCTGACCTCCTCCGCCTCCGCTGACATTTACGACCATTTCTGCGAGGGCCTTAACGTCATATGTGCCGTTAGCCGTTACCCTCTGCGACCCGCTTGCATCGTAAAACGTCGCCGTGCCTCCGCCCGTTTGAGGGAGATTAACGGCGGGAACGTCCTCATACGACGCCCCTAATAGTGTTATATTCTTAGCCATATCGACCTCCTTACGAGATCGTTAATATCTTTGTTGTTGAATCCTGAGAGATTGACGGGAGAGCCAACGAGCCGGCCACACCGAGCAGCGTTACGCCCTGTTTGATATTAGACGCAACAATTTTCGCCTGTTCTGTGCTGGATATTGCAACGGAACCGCCTGTCGTGTATCCCGCCGGAATCGTAACAGATCCCGCTTTTGTGGAGATCGTCCCGCCTGTGCTGCCGTTGTTCGTCATGCCACCTTGTACGGAACCACTCGCACCATAACCGACTTTGCCGGAGAGAACGTCTGCGCTTGTGATGTCTCCGTCGCTTGTGTCGTAGAATTTAGCCGTACCTCCTCCGTTCTTTGGAATATCGACCTCAGGAACGTTTGAGTACGTTACGCCGTTTATGATTACATTCTGAGCCATTTATGAGCCTCCCTATGAAACTGTTAACGTTGCCCCGTCCCAAGTGATCAATCCGTAATTGCTCGGAATCGGCTCAACGACAACGTTATTCTGTAAATATTTACCGCTTGTGTTTAGCGTCTGTGTTTGTCTGTTTGGCGTTATTCTGTATTCGCCCTGATACGGATCCACGCCGACAGCAGACGGGATCGTCAGATCTGCGGATATTGTCGGCCCGCTGGATAACGTCCCCGTGACGGACGCATCCGGGGAGAGTGTGCCGTTCAACGCCCCTCCCCCGCTAACTGATCCGTTGATGCTCGTCTCGGGAGTTACAGATCCGTTTATTGTGCCGGACGACAGACGCCCCTCTATAACTCCGTATACGTTCATTACTTGACCTCTCCGAGAACTTTGATCTGTGCGCTTATAACTGTATCGACCGAGCCGTCTCCGTGCGTCAGCTCGACGTCATAGTTGTATGCGCTGGCGTGACTTAATAGTTCCATTTTCTCTGATGAAACTGTAAACGTCAGGGAATCGATCGGGACGCTCTCCTCGATCAATAGCTGATATGCCGTTTCTCCGACATAGCCCTTAGAGACGGCAAAACGGATTGTGTCGCCCTCAACAGGGACATAATCGTCCCCGTCTTTTTTCAGATTGAGCGTTAACGTGAGCGTGTCGCCCTTTGTGATTGTTATGTTGTTTTCGTTGTCAATCTTGAGCATTTCGCCCTCCCTTATTTTTTCTCGAGATTGTTAAGCCTGACCTCGTGAGTCGCAACTGTCTCTTTGAGTTTGTCGATTTCCTCTCCGTGCTTCGTTATGCGAGAGTCCAACTTGTCAACGCTGGCTTTGAAATTGTCAATGCTCGTCTTCAATTCGGTTATGTTGGTGTTGAGGTCAAGGATAGGTTTGAGTGCTACCAGAAGCGCACCGATAAAACCAAGTATGGCCATTATCACGTTGTCTGTCATATTTTCCTGACCTCACTTTCCGTTATAACGTATAGCACACTTAAGGTTTGCCTTGCACGTACTCGACATCGACAAGTCCGCGCGGATGTTCTTGGCGCTTCCGATGCCTCCGGTCGTGTTGCTTTCTGCGTACTTGCCATTGCCCATATAGTAAATGGTGTGGTAGTACGTCTTGCCTTTGTAAAGCATACAGATGTCGCCCGCCTTGAGCATCGACAGTGGTATCGCCTTACCACCGTTTCTGATCACAGTGACAGGCTTTCCGATCCTGTCCGATGCCATTTTATTGGCAGCCGTTTGCGTCACTTTCAGGAGCCTGTCTGCGATTTCATTGGCTATCACACCGCAGTTGCATTTCGTACCCAGCTTTCCGCCGTGATGCCAACAAGCATAGGCAAAGCCGATACAATTCCAACCATAGAAGGAATTATATTTTCTTCCCTTGCATATCGGACAGGTGTGAGACTTCTCATTCCCGCCCCATCTGACATAGTGGTATTTCTGCTTTGCAATGTCTTTCGCCCACTCATTAGCCTTATCCTGCCACGTCTTCGTGACTACCTTACTGGGAGAGGATTTGGTTACCGTGTTGATCCATTTCTGCAGTGCCTTGACCGATGCAGGACCGAATTCTCCGTCAGCTGTGACCTTGAGATACTTCTGCAGTTTCTTGCTTGTGCCCTTGCCCCACAGACCATCAGCAGAAGCCCCGCAGAGCCTCTGTAAAGCCTTTACTGTGCCCTGTCCAAGTATTCCATCCACCTCGATTTTTAAAGCCTTCTGAAGCATCGCAATGGTGTTGTAGCCCATCATTCCATCGACCTCGAGCGTGCCGAGTTTGTACGTTGCTTTGAAGTGTGGTCTGAAGATCCCGCACACGTACTTGGTGTTTCTGGTCTTCTTTGCGCAGGTGCTTCCGTTGGTGTTGCCCTCGATGGTATAGATTGAATCGCAGTCCTTTCTTTCTCTGACAAAACCAATGTGGTTCGGGATCCCGTTCGGTTCCCAGTCAAAGAAGATGATGTCAGACGGCAAAGCAAGATACGGCGGTACCGATGCAAGGTTCTTCTCGCACCACTTCATAGTGGTAGGACAGTATGTCTGTTTTTTGCCGGAACAAAAAAGCGAGCTGTTGCCCGCCTCGTGAAATATTGTTGTAACGTACGCATCGCACCACGCTGCCCCCGCAGGAAGCCCGCAGAACTTTCTGAACCGCGAACCTCCGTATCCGAGGTACTTCATTGCTATATTCAGTTGTTCGATGTTACTCTTCCCCATCCTGCACCTCGTCTTCCTCTATGGCGCTGTCTTCCGGCTCGTCTGCTGACATATAGATGTGCTGTGAGTACTCCACCTCAGGGAGACCGGTCGCAATGGATGTCAGAAGCGACAAAATCCCGCTCAGAAGCGATGCAGACAGCACCACCTTCCAATCGACCGATGACAGCACTGTTGCCGTCCCGATGCAGGCCACAGCGGTCTGTGCTATAGTGCGCACCGCTCTGATGAGTGACGCTTTTATGAATTCGTTCATTTATTTATCCTTTCCGCTGACAACGATGCAGGTCAGCACCATACCGATAAAAGCACCCGTAATAAAGCTGATTGTTAATTCAAGCATTGTTGACTCCTTTACTTCCATCTGCCGAGCGCATGGCATCCGAGTCGTACCGCAACGGTCTCACTCCGAGTGTTAAAAACAAAACCGCGGAAACTCGTTGCCGAGATAGTATGCAACGAGACAGTTATCAATCCCGTTGCTCCCGCCGTCGAGTTTCTTGTAGCATTTACGATCGGAGCGCTAACGAACAAACCATTAGGAAAAGCAACGGCGTTCAAATTTGCATAGAATCCGTTGCCGTATACGTTGGTTGTTGCATAGTTGACCGATGCGGTTATTCCCCAACATTCGGCGATGCCACTATTCCATTTGCGATACGTCCATATGCCGTCCGTACCTTGCTCTACGACGAAATCGGCCCCGCTACCGCCTGTCGTTGAGTACGACGAGGATCCCGACGAGATGCCCAGCGCCTCGGATAGTGTCGTCTGTAGCGTTCCGAGCTCCATCGATGAAAATCTGTCGAGCAAAACATCGTAAACCGTCTTGACGATCTTAAAACGTCCGCTCATGTTGTAGCGTGGAAATTCCACCCGGACGGTGTCGCACAGCTTGCATTTCAGTAGATTCTGGTACTGCCCATATTCGCCCGTGTCTTGTAGACGGACAAAACCCACTTTGATGGTTTGCGCTGCGAACTGTGGTTGATTGTCTGCCAGCTTCTGACGGGCAAGCGCCTCGAGCTGTGCTGCTGTTGGCTGTACGCCTGACTCGAATTCTTGCGAGAAATCCATTGCCACGGCATCTACTCGGCCCGTAACTGTTGTGGCCCCGTTCGAGACCAAACTGCCTTTTACGATCGTCTGCACGTTGTTATCATTCCCGACCCAAAACGGCAGAATAGCGGAGTAACTTTCCGAGCTGTCCGTTTCATCGTTATACTCGGTCATATTGACCCCGTAACGGATGACAAAATCAACGTCTGAGCCTCGTGAATTCCACAACTTAACGGTGAACTTGTCCCACTCAAATTCGCCCCCGTACGTGTCTAAAATCGACCCCTCGGTCCCTCCGAGACATTCACGGACGGAACGAGGGATATTGTCAGCAAGAGGGAACGCTGTCGTAGAGGATTGATCCGTCCAATAGGTAAACGGATTGCTCGGTGTGCCGTTTTTCAGCATCTGAAGCGCTGCCTCGAGTGTAGTCACGTTCTGCCCGCTGGTTACGATCTTTGACTGTCTGTAACTGATGTGGACAGCGTGAAACGATACGACCCCGTTGATAGGTTTCGTGTATGACACGATATCAAACGGCTGAACATCGTTCGTGTCATCGTGTTCGACGGCGATTATTCTGCCGAGACGTATCTGTTCAAAGTTCGCCCCGTCGACAGGATAGTCAAAGTCGCATTCGTAGATGCCGTTACGCTCCTCCGTGACCTCACATTTGGTGCAGTCTCTGAGTCTGCACAGGCCGTTGGTCACAAATGCAGTTTCGTTTTTTTCGTAAAGAATAGGTATCATAGCTTCCACCAATTAGGCTTTACTTTAAGTTCCGTTATCGTGTTGTCGAGGTTTATCTCGTTTGCCCCGCTCTTTAGGACAGGCAGATCGGAACCGAGAGCGATGTACTTGTTCAGCGAGATGATTCCCCCGCTTTCGATTTTGTAGGCCTCTCCGATTTCACAATCGATATAGGTCGGATTTCCGAGATATGACTTAGTCGAGTCTACATACAACCCGCCCCAATTCGACGCATCATAAACGCTGAACGACAGCAGTTTGCCACTTGTTCTTGTGCTGATGTCTGACGATCTGCTGATAACGAACGAGTGCGCTGATGCGTCATAGCTTATCGTTAATGTCAGATAACAGTTGTAAATCGTTTGACTGAATCTGAAGCTGAAATCACAGCGAGCGGTATATGTATAATCAGCAGCCGTGTCAAAACTAATCGCTGCAAATTCGGCTCTTATATAGATACCATCCTGTGATTGCGAAAAAAATGAAAATGTCGCCCCCGTGCCCGTTATGCTTCTCGTCTCGATATTGCCCGTGGCCATCCGTGCAGCCCGATATGAGACTTTAAACGCCGGGATCGTTATTGTATCCCCGTCGTTGTACAGAGACGCATCGAGAGTTTTTGCGCTGCTCGGATAGTTGGCAGCACCCGCTGGATACAGCTGTAACTCGCCATAAAAGCCGTCATCGATCGCTATGTCGTAGCCGTTAAAGTCTATGTTGCCGTATCCCTCGACCATCAGGAGCGGACCCGCATCGTACGGCGTCGGGTTGGTTAATGTGTCGCCGTCAGAGACCGTTACAGCTGTCTCACCCTCGATCAGCCACCGCTGAGGTTTTGCATTAAATTTGAGCGTGAACTCACCCGCCTTTTTTTGTGGAGTTGGTTCGACCTCGAGACCTTCAACGTATAGTGCCATACGGTACTCATCAGGGTGATACGTATCCGTCAGTCTTTGATATCCTATCTGTGAACAGACAGCATTTCTGAAATTCGACACGGCCGTTCTAAACTCCGCCTCGGTCATTCCGAACGTGCCCGCTGGGTATTCGATCTCGATGTTTTCCCATCTTCCCTGATCTATAGCGATCGCACCGTTACGCCCCGGAACGTTGACCATATCGACGACACGTTTCGGAGCGTTATAAACGCCCTCGCCTGTTATGTATATGCCGTAATCGGCGGAGTTGACCCCGCCGAAACTC